ATTCTTATCTTAATACATTAAATAAATCTGAAGCTGATAGAATTAAAGCATCTATTAATAGCGATATGCAATCATGGTATCCAGATAATCATATTGAAACTAATAATTATTATAGAGCTCTCATAGGACTACCTCCAATGGATTCTTCTGGTAGAGTATATGAAGATACATTGATTCATTCATACGATCCAGATACTGGAAGTTTTATGGAGTTTGGTAATACATATATTTCTAAAGCTCCGACTAATATATATCCAAGTTATCACTGGAGACAAGAATTTTATAAATATGATTCATATGATATTTCTATCTTACAAGAATATGGATTAATTGAAGATTTTGTTGCTGCATGCGGATCAGATATAAATAAAATGAGGTATAGATATCTTAAATACCTTGGAGATGATAAGCTTAATCTATATGAATGCAGAAAAGCTCAAAATTTTCAACTCATAGGAATGCCTACAGTAGATGATCAAGAAGCTAAAGCTAAATTTACTGATTGTTATGCTGTAAACAGAGATTTCGTAATTCGTACTGTATATTCAGATGCATTTAAATTCCAATCTGATTATTACAATAAATTTATTATAATCTTTATTCTTGTAAATACTATAATGGATATGCTATCCAGCATTCCTGATATGATTATTAATAGAGACGTGTTTGATGCTAGATGCATCAAATATCTATTTGAATCTTTTGGTATACCATACTATTCAGAAATACCACTAAAATACCAAAAAGCAATGCTTAAGAATCTTAATATATTAATCAAGTATAAATCTAGTACAAAAAATATGGTAGACATTTGTTCATTATTTGGATTTAGAGATGTTAAAGTCTTTGGATACTATATGATGAAAGATCGTGAAGTTGATAATTATACTGGAGAATATATTCTTGATGAAGATACATATATAAATTATAGCGCTAAAGATGTATATGTTCTTGATATGGATGCTAAAGTATCTCCATATTCTAATTATGATCCATATCTTACTGGTGTTGATGCATATCTTCTTAAAGATAATACATTATTAAAGAATATTGATTATGAAATATCAAAAGATACTGATAATGAGCAAGTAGCCAATCCAACTGAAAATATATTTTTCCTTGGTAGTAATAGTAATATCGTTGACATATCTGGTAGAAGATTCACTAGACTTAAAGAATACAGATATTATAATGAAGATTATTACTATAATACCATTAAAGTTAAACAAGATGATGGAACTATAGTAGAAAAGAAAATTCTTAATAATGAAAGAGAGTTATTTGTTTATGATGAAGAAAATAATGAAATGATCCCTTTAAAGGACTCAACTTATTTTACTCAAGTCAAAGCAGATACAACTCCAGCATCATTAAAATTTGTTAAAGTTCCATTGGAAGAACAACTTACAGCATATAAAAAAGATACAGATTATATTCTTGATTATGATGAAATCACATCTGGCGATCAATATTGGGATGCAGAAGAAGATCATGATGTTCTAAAGCAAAAAATTCTTGATTATGAATTTAATGCTGTTAAATCAAAATATATATCTATCGAAACCGCTACAGATATGACAGAACTTGCATTTGAGATGTCATATTTCTATAGTATGATTTTTGATAATTATTATTCTGAGGATGCTCTTACATTAAATATTCCATATATAAGGGCTAGCCATAAATTTAAATTTACAGATGTATTATGTTATTTATTTGCTTTAATGTATTATTACTATGGGCTTAAAGATAACATAATGTATTCTCCGACTCAAATCCTTTATGTTAAAGGATATAATTTTAATGAAGATCTTAATAAAGTTCTTAAGGATGCCACATGCTTTACACAGAAAGATGAATATGGCGATCTGCAAGATTATGAAAAAGAAAATATATTTAATGTAAATGATAGAATTGCTGAAGATAATTATGACTATCAACAAGAGTTTGATAAGCCTGAATATTATGTAAAAGCATTCAATCTTCAAGCAGACATTGATGAATTGGATAAATGGCTTATTAATAATTATCAAATGAGTTTAAGTGATCTTATTGTAGATGATACTTTAACCACATTTGATAAAATCATTACAGTAAAATCATTCTATACATTAAATAACTCATACTATCAAAAGAGCATATTTAATGGAAATATGACTCCTGCTCAATATAATAACGATATTAAATATGGTTATGATTATGATTTAGCACAAAAACTATATTTTAATGATATTTCAAGTAATCCACATATGTTTATTACAGAAAAAGTTGAATCTGCTAATGATATTGGTATGAGTTTTGGATACATAGAAGGCATATTCGCTATAGTTCCAAAATACACTAAAGTACCATCATCAGCAGAATTAATGGAAAGAGCAAAGTGGGTTACATCTGTAGAAAATCTATATGATGATAATTATATTTTAACTAATATTTTTCCATTTGATGATGAAACCGCAGAGAAAATTAAAGAAGATATTGGTTATAAATATTATATTGAAATTGTTGATGATCCATCAACTATCGTATATATTTTTAATAATAGCACATATGCAATTAATCCTAACGGAAATGCTATTGCTGTATTTAATCGGTATAGTAGATATAATAATACATATTTAAGGATGACTCCTCAGTATTATATAATTTCCGAAGGTACTTATAAGCCTTTAATAAATGGAAGTATTAGAGTTAAAAATTCTAATGGATTATTTGTTTTTGGTACCGATCATGTTTATAAAAGGCTTAGTGATGGTAAGTATGAAGAAATCACAGATGCTTCATATTTTACTCCAGAAGCTGGCAGGAAATATTCTATATTAAATTTCAATCAAGAATATTATTACATAGATGAAGATGGTAATTATGTTCTTGATCCAAAGAATTGTTATATAAAAATAACTCAAAATGGTGTAGATACTTACATTTTACTTACAAATATTGCTGAGTATAATAATCTTATTGTTAAAGATTCGGATTGCTATATAAGACATTCCGATGGGCATTTTGTAAGATTTGATTATACTGATTATTATATTAGAACGCACAATGATCATGAACGTGCTAATGAAGCTATATATAAAGAAGAAGAATTATATGTAATCACTGATGATGAGACAGAATACTATGATCCGTCGGTTGAACCTAGGGTATATTATAAGAGAATAGAAGATTTCTATGCTGAAACTAACTACACCGTGTATAAAGACATACTCTATGTTTTAGACAGTAATGGAAATTATATTCCTGAAAATAACTTAGTATCTCCGATTAATTGTTATTACTTTGATTATGAGTATAACGATTATAGATTAATAACTAGGGCTTTTTATAATTATGGAACTTATGAAAGCACTAGAGATATCAGATATGTACTCATCCGTCAACCTAATAATGATTATTATAAATATGAACTTAATGTTACTACATATGAGCTTGTAGAAAGCAATGCCAAGCGATATGTTTATAATAGTGATACAGATTATATTCTTATTATTAATAAAGAAGCAATATATGATAATACCAAATCTTTACTTGTAGTATTTAATAAAGATATGAATGTAGATACTCTAGATGAAATTATTGCTGATGAAGATAAATATAATCCATCATTGCATGATAACGTCTGGGATGAGAACGACTGGTATTATAAATCTGCTTCAAGTGATACGAATAATAAACTCAATAAAAATACAGAAAATATTTGGTATTATATTCCCGAAGGAGAATCAAGAGAAATAACCAATGAAGCTGCTAAACTAAGAGACACCATAGGTTCTGGTTATTATCTATCTTCAGATCAATATATTGGGAACGTTGAATTAGTTGAGGGCGAAGAATATTATATTGCATTTGATATTGAAACAAATTTTGATGGTTCTATGAATGCATTTTGTGCCGGAGATTCAAATGTTTCTAATAGTTTAGATAGAGTATATTATTTCTCCAAAGGCGAAAAACAACATATTTCACAAGTATTTATAGCCAATGGAAATAAAACTCCAGATTTTAGAATAATAAAATATGGATTTATATCTAATCCTATTATAGTTGGAGATTATATAGTAATCTCTAATATGAGAGTACTAAAATCATATTCCGATGATTTTATTTCCAATGATATTCCATCTTATAATGATTTAGATAAAATATATAAAACAAACACTGCAATTTATAAATATCTTGTAAGTCAAATGTTAAACACCGATGATTATGAAACTTATAATATTTATAAAAAATTATATGATTCTTTAATGATAGCTAAATATAATAAAGAAGCATTCAAATTATCAGATGGAACTTATGCTCTTACATTTACAGATTTCTTACAGGCTAGAGATGAAATCTTATATGATAAGTTAGAGCATTTTAAAGAAATGGAACCAGAAGCAATGCAAAACGCTATTGCTGATGAAATTATAGAAATTACATATGCAATGAATGATGCTATAGGGCAATATGGGTATGATTATTTATATTCATATTTTCCTGGAGTTTCTGTGAATTTCATTCAAGATTATATTTATAAGATTATAAATTGGTTTAAGTCTTGGAAGGTGCAACTTTTAAGTATAAATACAGTTTATCGTCTTGGAGGTGTAACATCTGGAGATCCAAATGTTCAAGGTTCTGCATTTGATAATTCTGATTATTTATTAAAAATTCTTCATGATGAAGAATATAGAATTAAATTAAGAGAAAATTATAAAGAAGGATTTATATATGGAGAAGCCAAAGTTAATCCATTTGATGATGTATCTCCTGACGGTACTCCATATTCAGAAAAATACGAATTTGATCCATCTCATGAATTTCGTAATAAAGTTCGTATAAGAGATCGAGTTCGTATTATTGCTAGAACTTCTAACTCTCTTGATTATACAGATAATCAAACCAATCTTCATCTTAGACTTTCTGATGATACTACTAAAGTTAAAGTTGAAGATCTTAATAAACTTAAAATTACTACAATTAATGGAGATGCATTCTCTTACGTTGATCAGAATAACATGTGGATGACCACAGATGAAACTCAGGAAGATATGTTTGCATCTCAAATTATTGATGAAATCAATCTTCTTTCTGGAGACTATATTGATTTTGACGAATTGGAGGACGACGAGTAATGAATAATAAATTACTTTATCTTAATGAACGTATTAGGCAAAGAGATAAGTTTAAAATTCAAAATCCACAAAGAATAAATTCTAAAATTGAAATTTATAATGATGCCAATGGAGA